ATAATAGAATTATTATATATTATAATATATAATAATTTATATAGAGTCTCTGTGCAATCTCGAAGGTGCTTAATGTGGCAAAGTGGCATTGTGGCGTTGTGGCAACCTGAAAGTGCTCAACCTGCCCGCCAGCGACGAAAAGTAATACACGATGGTCGAATATTACGGCTCGAAGGCCTCGATGTTACGTTTCGTTTCAAGGCTGCGATTAAAAAAGTTAACAGCCCGATAGTCAGACTGCTAACTCTCTCGTTTGTCGGGATTACTGGACTCGAACCAGCGACCTCGCGCCCCCCAGAAGAGAGGGTAGAAAGGCAATACATCTGAAATTCAGTAAGTTAATGAACTCTTTATTTTTATTTGCTGAAAATTTGCTGAATCAGCGCAGTATCTTTTTTCTGGCCTCAATCACTACACCCCTGGCGTTTTCGGGCGAAGGGATCAGCACACCATCAAGGCCGTAGGCGTTACCCTTAGAGGGTGAGGCCCTGGTGGATCGTACAGCCGAAGGATCGGCCACCTGTTTAAGTTCAATACGTCCGGCCCCGTCATAGGAACGTAGTACCATGAAACCGTTATCGAAATGCTGAATCCTGAAATTGACAATGCTTTCGTTTCCATTCCAAGGCATCAGATGAAGAAAGCAATTATCAGTTTTGGCCGTAGTGATCCAATACCCTTTGAATATGAGCGTTTGGCCGTCATAGTTGAATGTAGTGTAACTGCCATCAGAGAACGTGACCGACACGGGCGTTAATTCCCTGTAGTCATAAGGCAGGCTTTTGAAATCTCCGGCGTAACTCGTTACCTCCCAAGTGCCAAGCATTTCTATTTCGTCACACCACCCCACCGTTTTCTGAGCCGACGCGAAGCCTGGCAGACACACCAGGCACAAAACCAAAAGAATCTTATTCATACCGTTACCGTTTGGGGTACATTCGTATTATCCTGCAACCTTCTTTTGTTCAGGCAGGCTAATGCCCAATTTGCCCAACACCTCATAGATCGTTTCGATTTTATCCTGTAGGCGTTTCACCTCCATGCTATCGTTTGGCACAACAGCACCGATCAGCATACCACCCACGCCACGCATAAGCCATTCAGCCGACAATTCAGGGAAAGCGGCCAAGAATTTCTGAATAAACACAACCGACGGGCCACGCTTTCCATTCAGGACGTTTCCCGATGTTCCGGCATCCACACCAATGCAACGGGCAACCTCCGCTTTGTTGGTTTTTCCCGTTTCGGCAAGAAACATATTCATTCTGCCTACAATTTCTTTTTCTTCGTTTGTCACCATAATGCACTAATTATCAATACGTTACGCAGGGGCGACGAAACCGAGAGCCAAAAAGTTGCATCTTCTTAACATCATTTAACAGGCAAAATGAAGCATAATTCATTCATTTTGCCTATCTTTGCACCCAGATATAAGTAAGTAACTAATCAAGGCGATACAAGAAAGGCTGTCGGACATCTAAGCCCAACTATCAAAATCTCAACTGCAAAGATACGGCAGTTTTTCTTTACCGCCAAAGATATAAGTAAGTAAATAAGTAATTTTAACAGAAAAGGTTATGGCAAAGCACTATTTGGTAGAAAACATTGAGAATCTACGGCAGAAGATCAACCGTGAATTTCTCATCAGACTGCAACCTGAGAAGGGTAAAAGTCAGTTGGTAGGTTTTACCCGCCTCTGTTTGTTGGTGGGTGATCTCCATGCAGAGCACTACAGCAAAAAGGCATTGGCAAGCAAGGCCACTGCCCCGGCATTTAAAAACAAGGCTTTGGCCGTTCAGGTGGTTTTCTTTCCACGTTGAGGCTATGCCATGACAAGCGACAAAGAAACTCAGTATCACTAAAATTTTAAAGGAATGGTAACACGCGAAGCATTAAGAAACATGAAGATGGGCGAAACCAAGACGTTTGACTGCCCGGATCGTATGGCCTACAATTCCGGCCAGGCTACAGCCTACCAGATGGCAAGGATTGAGGGCTGCAAGTATTCAGCCGTAGAAGGCGAGAAACCTAATCAGTTAGTAATTACAAAGTCAGCACTATGATCAAGACCAGGCCGGAAGTTAACCAAGAAAGTCTCTACAACCAGGGTGAAGTTGCAGCAGCTTTGCAGATAGACAGGCACACCGTAGCCAAGTATGAAAGATTGGGCTACATCAAGTTTCGTGCCCGTAAGACGGGAGGCGAGAAAGTGACGAACGGCCAGGCAGTCATTAAGTGTTGGGAAAAAGTTTATCTTTAAAATTCAAGCATTATGGGACAAATCATTGTTACTATCGTACTTTCAGCCCTTTGTGTGCTCTGTACGGTGATCGTTGCGAAAGGCATCAAGGCAATAGCCGAAGAAATGAGTTAATAACATCAAGCACTATTTGATTTATGAAAACAGATTTTAGCGTAACAATTCAGGTCAATATCGGAGTAACGCCCGAAGTCGTGCAGTTAGTCACGGCCATTTTGACCAAGCAGGCCCCGGCAGCGATCCAAGCACCTGCCCCGGCAAGTGGACAAGAAAACACAGCGGCAGCACCGGGCAAGGGCCGTGGCCGTAAGAAGTCAGACCCCGCCCCTGCCCCTGAGAGCCAGGAACCCGCCAACGGTGAAGGACAGCAGGCCGACAACCAAGAGGCAGCACCAGAACCCGCCCCAGAGAGCCAGGAAGCCCCGGCAAGTCAGGAACCTAACAAGGAACTGACAGAGGAAGATGTGCGCGAGGCCATGAACCGTGCAAGATGCCGAATCGAGGGTGAGGATTGGAAAGACAATACCGATGGCGACCTCTATAAGAAGTACCACCGCCAACTCAATGCCACCTTCAAGAACATTTCAGCCCTGTTGGGAGCCGACAAGCCAAGTGCATTGCCCGCCGACAAACGCGCTGACTTTATCGCCGAGTGCGATCTACTCATTGTCAACGATAAGGGAGAAATTTCTAAACCAGAAGCCTTTTAGACTATGCCAGGAGTACACGCATTATTAAGCCCGTCAGCAGCCCACAGGTGGATGAATTGCACAGCCGCCCCACGTCTCGAAGAGAACGTAGAGGATAAGGGTAGTTCATACGCCGAAGAGGGTACTTTGGCACACGCCTATTGCGCCATGAAACTGAAAAAGTTTTTAGGTTTGGCAACGGACGAAGAGAGTGCGGAAATTGCCCAATACTTTGAGCAATACCACACGGGAGAAATGGATGAGTACACCGATACTTATGCCACTATCGTAATTGAGAAATATAATGCAGCCAGGGCAAAGACCCGTGACGCGCAGTTATTGGTTGAGACCCGTTTGGACTTTACTAAATGGGTGCCGGAGGGATTTGGTACTGGTGATGCCAGCATCATTGCAGACGGATGCCTGGAGATCATAGATTTCAAGTACGGTAAGGGTGTTAAGGTAAGTGCCATTGACAACCCACAAATGAAAATCTATGCTTTGGGAGCCTACGACAAATTCAGTTTCGAGTACAACATTGACCGGGTGAAAATGACTATAGTACAGCCCCGAATCGACAACCTATCCGAGTTTGAGGTTAAGGTGTCTGATCTCCTTTGGTGGGCGAAGACTGAGTTAAAGCCCAAGGCCGAAGAAGCCTATGCAGGCAACGGAAAGCAGGCCCCCGGCGAATGGTGTCAATTCTGCAAGGTCAAGGCCCAATGTAAGGCCCTGGCAAACACCGCCCTCAGTATTGCACGGGAAAAGGCTAATCCGAACCTGATCAGCCCGGAGGAAATGGCCACTGAGGTATTGCCATATATCGAGGTGATCAAGTCCTGGTTGAAAGGCATTGAGGATTTCACTTTGCAGGCAGCTTTGGACGGTACGAACTATCCAGGTTACAAGTTGGTTGCAGGGCGCAGTATCAGAAAGATCACCAACCCCGATGCCGTCATTGCATTACTCACTAAGGAGGGCTATGCCCCTGAAACGATCTTAAAGCCGACTGAGTTACGAACGATCACAGACCTTGAAAAACTGATCGGTAAGAAAGCATTTGGCACACTCTGTAAAGACTATATCGAAAAGCCACAGGGCAAGCCGACGTTAGTACCTGACAGCGACAAGCGAGAGGCGTACAATTCAGCAGCAGACGATTTCAAGGATATTGGCTAATGAGTGATATAAGGTTAAAGATGTGGGCTGAGACACTAAGGAGTATCATTAAGGAATATCCAGGTAGAACCGTTGAGAACATCTTAGATAATATCGAAGCCCGGTTAAACGAACATTCAAAATGAGAAGTAGAACAGCGAATTGGTTTATCTGCAAAATCCGTTACGAAAAGACGGGCGAAGATGGTTTGCAGAAGAAAGTCACAGAAACCTATGTAGTGGATGCCCTGACATTCACGGAGGCTGAGGCGCGTATCACCGAACAAATGGCCTCATACATCAGCGGAGAGTTTAAGATCATGAATATTGATCCCGCCCCGTTTGCTGAGATTTTCTTTGCAGACAGCGACACAGCCGATATGTGGTACAAGGCAAAGTTGCAGTTTATCACTATTGACGAAAAGACCGAAAAGGAAAAGCGTAGTGCAGTTGTGTACCTGATCAATGCCGGATCATTCAACGGAGCCGTTAAAAGCGTCGAGGAAGTGATGGGTGGCACTATGATTGACTACGTTACGGCCAAAGTCGAGGAAACCCCGATAATGGACGTTTTCGAGTATGCGAAGAAAGAAAAGCCAGAAGAGGCAGACGATGATGATTTGTAAAACCTAAAAGTAATAACGATGTACGCGAATTTTGCAAGAGTAATTGAAGCCTTGAATAAAGGCGGTTACGCCTGGCGTAACGAATGGAACGCCAAGGGTGAAAACAAAGTGATCATTAAACAGATACCTCAGTGTATCGGAAAGGACATTGTGCCGAAAATGACATCTTTGCCTGAGACTATTAAACCGATGATCGGAACGGTTGGCAACGGTGAAATTTCGTACCATGACCAGGTTTTGCAGATCGTCTTAACCGACGATGAAAGGACCCCGGCAAATGCAACATATTACATTCCCACCTGGGAGGATATTTTTGCAGAGGATTGGGGTGTAGCAATACCCGCCGAGTGAATTGTAAACCCTATTTAGTAACGCTTAAAAAAGTAGTAAAATGAAAAAGTTGATTTTGTTTTTGGCAGTAGTTTTCATAAACATTGCATTGACAAGTTGTCATTGGGTAGCCCCGTCAGCAGACGAAGAGGCAGTATTAATCTACCACCCTATGCTTTGGGGACACGGTGGCGTTGACGATGAGGCCGTCACTACAGGTTTGGCGTGGTGTTGGTGGTCAACGGCAAGCGAGACTTTCAAGATCGTGCCTGAGAAGCACCAGGTGAACATGGAAGATTTGATTTCCAATGATAACACCCCGCTTGATTTCCACACCATTATTGTCACACAGATCAAGCCGGGCAAAACCCCGATCCTGTTGCAGAACTATGGCGTTACCTGGTTTGATACTAACATCTACAACCATTTTTGCAACCGGGTACGCGACTACGTTTCACAGCACAGCCCATTCGATCTAATGAGTAACCGCGAAGTCCTGAATGATATAGACACCAAGGTATTGAAGGAAATGCAGGACTATGTGGCGCAGTTATCAAAAGAGGCTGAATTACCTGTAGTGATCAAGGCCGTTATAATCGGCAAGGCTATCCCCAATGCAGAGCAGCTTGCAGAAATGAATAAGACGGCAAAGGCAGTCCAGGCCAAACAGACACAGGAACGTGAGGCAGAAGTGCAGATCGCCCGCGAAAAGGCTGAGAGGCAGAGAGCCATTGCAGACAAAGCGTATCAGCAGGAAATGGGATTGTCGGCACAGCAGTTTATCCAACTCAAAGCCTGGGATATTATCGCACAGAAACAGGCCGCTAACATTGACGTGCTTTTCAATGCCGACGGTACAAACAAGATGTGGAATATTAAGTAATCCGGCACTATGGAATTTGTACCAACCGAAAATGAGATTAATAATGTGCTCAATGAGTGCATGGAGAAAGAAGAACTGGGTGAAACAAAGTACCCTGGCATGACCTATGAGCAAGGCATTAAAGCCGCTTTGGAATGGGCACAAGGGTACGGCGAGAATCCCTTAGATTAATAACAATTTAAAAACAAAAAAAATTATGCTTACACCAAAAATCATCAGTGAGACAAAAGTAGTGTTTGGCCCCTGCCGCCTTTCCTACACACACGTATTCAACAAGTACACCCCGGAGGGTGGCACAGCCGAGGATGGTAAGTACATGACAAACGTACTGATCCCCAAGACTGAGAAGGAAACCATTAAGGCGATCCAGACCGCTATTGAGAACGCCAAGAAATCCGCTATCGTCAGCAAGTGGGGTGGCAAGGAACCCAAGAAACTTGATATGCCGCTACATGATGGCGACGTTGACAAGGACGATGAAATCTATGAGGGATGCTTCTACATCAACGCCAAGAGCAACACGCGCCCTGGTATCGTTGACAAGAACAAAGTACCCATTGTTGATGAAGAGGAAATCTATAGCGGTGTGTGGGCCGTTATGTCCGTCACCTTCTACGGCTACGATGTTTCAGGTAACAAGGGCATTGCCGTTGGCCTCAACAACATCATGAAGTTCAAAGACGATGAGCGTCTGGGTGGCCGTGCAAGTGCAGAGAGCGACTTTGAGGACGTTGATCTGGGTGATGAGGACGATGATCTTTAATTTTCTTTTCTACCAAACAAGCCTGTAGGCCGCAGGATCGAAACCGTAGTTACGTTCGCGTACTATCCAAATCGTTTGTTGGCCATGTGGCTACCGAGTGGGGCAAATCGGTGGCGTTTTTAATCAAATCTTTATTCAGTATGACAGCAGATGAAATGATTGCAATACGGGGGGGGGAGCCGAAACGGCATACCTGGAAAAAGACGATCCGACTACTCAAAGGACGGCTATACATAACCCTCAGTAATTGCCGCGTAAAGAAGAGAGACGTTTGCGGCTACAACCGTGCAGGCAAGTTGGCCGACAACCTCAGAGACATTAAGGGCAAGTTGTATGAGAGCAACAACCACCTATGCCCCCATTGCAAAAATGAGTTTGGCATCAACGAAATGGAATTGCACCACGTACTACCCTGGGCCAGATACCCGGAACTGAGAGCCACCAGAAAGAACGTCTTACTACTTTGCCACTATTGCCACAAAGAAATACATTGCAACCCATTTCTGAATATCAGACTGATGCAGGACAAAGCGAAGGAATTAGGTATTGATCTAAACGATAGATACGCGATATGAGACAAAAGCCCCTACCAATAGGCAAAACGAAAGTGATGAGATATGCAAACATGACCGTCACATTTCACGTTGTAGGCTACAATGAAAAGAGTGGCCACAATCTTTGGGAGGAAAAATGCAGAAGGTATGAAAACAACAGGCTGGACTATTCAAACCTGATCATAGGTTACGAGGACAGCCGACAATATAAAGACATTCTTATAAGAATGGCTGACAGAGCAAATAACAATTAGCATGACAGAATTAGGCATTGACATAGAAACCTATAGCAGCAACGATCTAACGAGTTGTGGCGTTTACAAGTACGTTGAGGCCCCGGACTTTACTATATTGCTTTTCGCATATAGCATAGACGGTGAAAAGGCGCAGTGTATAGACCTGGCATCCGGCGAGGTGTTGCCAGATTGGATCATTGCCGCCCTGACTGATCCCGACGTGCTCAAAACCGCTTTCAATGCCGCCTTTGAAAGAATATGCCTAACGAAGTATTTAGGACTATCCAAGCCACTTGATCCCGCCCAATGGCAGTGTACTATGGTATTGGCAGCACGTATGGGCCTGCCTCTATCCCTGGGGCAGTGTGGTGAGGTGTTGCACCTGGCAGAAGGTAAAATGACAGAGGGTAAAGCCCTGATCCGCTATTTCTCAGTACCGGGAAAGAACGGCAAGCGACATTTGCCCGCCGACGCGCCCGACAAATGGCAGACGTTCAAAGACTATAACAACAGAGACGTAGATGTAGAGCAGGCCATCCGTAAGAGGGTGAGACGATTGCAGCCCGCCGCCTTTGATGAACTACTCTACGTTGCCGACCAGGAAATCAATGATCGTGGCGTGATGATCGACCAGGTGTTAGTGGATGCAGCCGCCAGGTTTGACGATGAGTATAAGGCTGAGTTGCTGAAACAGGCACAGGAAATGACGGGAATGGAAAACCCCAACAGCCCGGCACAGATCAAGGATTGGATCAGCCAGGTTACAGGCTTTACGGTGGCATCCCTGAATAAGAAAAATTTGGATGATCTTGAAAAGCAGCTCATCTATTGGCCAAAGGCCCAACAAGTCCTGGCTATCCGTAGGGAAATGGGCAAGACCTCAAATAAAAAGTATAGTGCCATGCAGACGTGCGTTTGTAAGGATGGACGCATACACGGACTTTTGCAGTTTTGCGGTGCAGCCCGCACAGGACGTTGGGCAGGCCGTTTGGTACAGGTGCAGAACCTACCACAAAACCACCTGGAAAGTTTGGACTATGCCCGTTACCTGGTTAAGCAGGGTGATTTAGATGAGTTTGAAATGAATTACGGGAACGTCACACAGGTATTGAGTGAATTGATCCGTACAGCGTTCATTGCAGCACCCGGCCACACCTTCCACGTTTGCGACTTTTCCGCTATCGAGGCCCGCGTGATCGCCTGGCTTGCAGGTGAAGAGTGGGTATTAGATGTATTCAGGTCAAACGGCGACATCTATTGTGCAAACGCATCCCGTATGTTCAAAGTACCCGTTGAGAAACACGGCCAAAATGCAGCCCTCAGACAAAAAGGAAAGATCGCTACCCTGGCATTGGGCTATGGGGGTGGTGTATCGGCTTTGGAGGCTATGGGTGGCAGCAAATTGGGCCTGACAGAAGATGAAGAAAAGGAGATCGTGAAACTTTGGCGTGATAGTAACCCGCGAATAGTAAAGATGTGGGGGATCATTGAGAAAGCCGCTATCTCTGCCATCAAGACGGGTAAGAGCGTGACGGTACACAGAGGCATCCAGATTGGCCGACGTTGGGGTATGCTGACAATTACCCTGCCAAGTGGCCGGACGATCTGCTACCCACGCGCAGTTATAGAAACTGAGTATAACGACGGGTGGAGAGGCGACCATGAGATCATTGAATATGAGGGCCTGAATCAGACCACGAAGAAATGGGGCAGCATCCGAACCTATGGCGGTAAGCTGACAGAGAACATTGCGCAGGCCGTAGCCCGTGACATTCTGGGCATTGTCATACTCAGAGCCAGGGAGAAAGGTTTGCCCGTCGTTTTCCACATTCACGATGAAATCATTGTCGAGGCCACGCCCGACCAGACGTTAGATCAAGTTGAGGCCCTATTTAGCGAGCCGATTGATTGGTGCAGGGATTTGCCACTGAAAGGCGCAGGGTATTCGACACCGTATTATCTAAAAGACTAAAATTATGATAGAAAATATTTATTCTGTAGATTTAGCGACAATGTACGAAAAAGGCTCTGAAGTTGTCGTGTATTGTTACGAAAGCGAAAAAGCCGAAGCGGAAAAGGAAACAAGAAAAATGGGTTATGTGCCTGTTGATTTTGTTTTCATTGATAACCGTTTTTACATCCATGACCTAATCCCAAAAGGGCATTTCACTTGTGCGCCAAGGGTAAAAATGCAATGGGCTGCAAGCCCTTACACAACAACTTTTGCAAGAATGATGCTAAGCACCATATAAGTTATTAACCCAATAAAACAAACATCATTATGGAAGAAAAAGTAAAAGTAGTTTTCGAGGTTGAAAAGCAGTATATCCGTGACACCTTGCTTGCGTTAGGTTTCACACAGAAAGACCCCAAATTGGCAGCACATTTGGTTGAGGCTATCGGTGACGAAATCACCATTGACTACGGCCAGGTTGAGGACGTAAAACCCGATGAGGCTAACCAGGCTAAATTTGTGATCACCGTCGCTGCAATCGGTATGGCAGCACACATTTTGGACGAAAAGGAAAAGGCAGAAAAGACCGAGAAGGAACAAACGGAGGCTTAGACGTATAACTGAGCACCCCGACAATTCAAAGGGCTTAGAAAGCCTATTTAACGGAAAATTAACAATTAAAGCACAATATCAGTATGAAGTCAGAAGAAATTGAAAAACAAATGCAGCAGTTGACAGCCGAAATTGAGCGTTTAAGGCTCAAAAGATCGGATTTGCTTGTTAAGTTCAGAGACGCGAAACAGGCAGAGTTTGAGCAACAGCACAATATCAAAAGCGGTGATCAGATCGCCACCAAAAAAGGCACACCGTACTACTATGACAAATTCGGCATTGATTGTTACGGCCATGTAGTTGTATTCTGCCACCCGGTCAAGAAAGATGGCACGGCAAGCGGATCAATCAGACATATCGACGTATCAGACTTTTAACACCCTGAGACTATGGCAAAGCATTTTATAAACTTTCAGTTTGCAGCAGTCCGGCCCGTCAGACAAAAGGAGTGGAGCATTGGACGTGGTTACATTCAGTTCAATATGGGTGGCACGGTTAGCGTCAGGACATTGCCAAAGAAATTCCATTTGCCAGAGGGCGATATTGCCGTATTGGTAGAGTTGGCATCCGGCACTCAGTTCGTAGTACCCATGAAGGCCGCAGACCTCAAAGAAGCGGGTTATGATATGTTTTCACAGGATGGTGAACTCTGCAACATGAGAGCCAAGCCCGAAAGTTACATCAACATTGCGAATCAGATTAACGGTATTGATTTATAAATCCACTAAACTTATTACATTATGACAGAAATCCAAAAAATGAAAATGGAACTCTTAGACAAATTCGGTATTGTCGATGATCCTAAGAGCGTAGATTTTTGCCGGGAGGCTTACAAGTTCCTGGCAGAAGATGGCACAACGGTAGGCATTGATCCCGCCCACCAGGAAATTAACCCGCTGAATTGGGAAACCACCATACCTACAGAGGATGGCATCTACCTGGTTTATGCGGATGGCCGCATTGAGAAATTCACAGGCCAGAACGAAAAAGACAATGTTTCAGGCATTGGTGTGAAACGTGGAGGTTGGGCATTGACGGTTGACGTTAAAGACCAGGCCGACGGTGAGGACATTACCCTGACAGCCTCAGAGGATAAGACCAAGGGCTACAAAGGCTACATTGACAACTATCTGGATGCAGTAGCCGATTGGAACGGTAAGGAGAACACCAAGCACCTGAAAGACATTGGACTGAATGAGGAAATCAGCCTGAAAGATGGTTGGTGGATCCCAAGCCTGGCAGAACTCTACTTTATCTTTATGAATCGTAAGGCGATCAATGAGGCCCTGGAATATGCAGGCTTTGATACCATTGATGGTGTTTGGTATTGGTCAAGTACCGAGTATTCAGCCACGAACGCCTGGTATCTCACCCTCATCAACGGCACCGCCTACAGCAGCACTAAGGCATCGAACACGAATCGAGTTCGGGCAGTGTCAGCATTTATTAGTTAGTTGTTAGTAGTTAGTTGTTAAACTTTAGCCCGGCGAAAGCCGGGCATTGAATCCCTGATCGCATGAAATGGAGAATCGTTAAAAAGAAGTTCAACAGAGAGAAACAAAAGGCTATCGGCCACCTGGTTTGTGCCACCTTCAAAGACGGTAGCCAGGTTTGGTCAAAGATCAAGGACATCAAGATCAGCCCGGCAGGTGGGAACAAAGCAAAGTACGATTTAAAAACGGAACCTTGCGACCCGCCAGAGCCACCGAAACAAGAAAGCCGCTATAGCAACAAAGGCTTTGGCCTGAGTTTCGATCTGAAAGCAGACAAAAAGACAAAGCGGAATATCCGTAAATTAGTAGATCAATTTTAATCAGTAACATTATGAATATTTTTAATCCTTACAGACGTAAAGCCCGCATCGTTTATGATGTGATAGACTACAACCTGTTTTGCGACGCTGAAACGGCGCAGTTACGCAGAATGAGAGGCGACGATGGCCTACCCATTCACTACGTTGTGAAGGTACAGGTGAAAGTCTGGATTTTCTGGGTGACGGTTTGGAGTGAGACTACCGATTTCTCAGATGGTGATAGCCGCGAGATTATTAACCACCGTGCAGACGAATTGCACAAAAAGTTGGAGGGTACATTATGAATGATGAGACAAAGAAAATGGAACGCCACACCTACATCGAAGGTGAATTGTTCCCGGAGTTTGCAGCCGCCTCACAAGGGGGGGGAATGACCAACCAGAATGTAGCGAGAGCGTAGATCAATGAAAGTGGCGTTATGCGGAACCTGTATTGCATACCAGGCCGAGGGCTTTAATTGCCCCGGCTTTGGTACTTGCAATATATCGGGAAACTCAGTAAGCGAGAACAACCCCGGCTGCATAGACTATCGGTATTATAGACATTGGCGACCATGACAGCAATCAAGGAACCAGACTATTGTGTTACGGCAATAAACCGCCTGACACGTAGGCGAGACGTTATTACGCCACCGTGCAGAAAAACTATGGCCGAAAGCCTCAGAGCAAAAACCCTGAGAACCAGGCCAGAGAAACGATCCTACATCTATCCCTCTGTATCACTCTATCCCAAACAACTTGAATTATTTTAATCCAAAGACATTATGACATCAACGAAATTTGAAATAAACAGAAACGTACTCTTACAGGCACTACAGCAATCAGCCTATGCCGTAATGACCTATAAGGAGTATAACAGCAGAAGCGGTTGGGCAGACGCTTTCAGAAGTTACGTTTTCAAGGTTGAGGCCGACCAAATGGCGATCCTGACAAGTAACGGTGAAATCTTTATGAGCGTTACGATCTCAGTAGGCAACCCGGATGGAGCCACAGCCACATTTGCCCTGTTTGCGCCGCAGTTATTGAAAGCGGTTAAGACCCTGGAAGATCAGCAACTCACTTTTGAGGTGTACGAATACCAGGTAGTAGTACGTCACTCAATCGGCAGCTTTGCACTACCTTTGTCAGAGGGTGCAGCCGAGTTTATGGAACGCCCAAAGCCTACCATCAATGAAACCTGGGCCAAAGAGTATGAAATGGAAGCACCAGGTTTGCTTTCGGTGTTGAGCAAATGCAAGTTTGCTATGGCCGACGATGATTTACGCCCCGTGATGAATGGCGTATGCGTAAACATTACTGAGAACTATACCGATTTTGCAGCATCCGACGGCCACCTGTTAGTAAGGATCAGACAGAAGGGCCAGAACGAGAAAAAAGCCATGTGCGTACTGCCTAAGAGAATCGTAAATATTCTTTTGAAGGTACTGCCAAAGACGGGCTTTGTACTCATGCAGTTAAATGAGTATGAGCCGGACACGAAGGTAGAGAAAGGCGTTAAGACACCCGCCCCATGTTGCAGGATCGCAGTAGATAACATTGAACTTGTATTTTCCCCGATCCAAGGCCGTTATCCTAACTACGACAGCGTGATACCTACCACCCACACAAAGGAGTGCCAGGTAAAGCGTATCAGCCTCATCAAGTCAATAGAGCGACTGATGCAGTTTACGCCGGATAGTAGCGGCCTGATCGTCGTTTATATGGAAAACGAGAAAATGCGCCTGGAAACAAAGGACTATGATTTTGCAGTAGAGGCAAACGAGACGATCCCCTGCCAATACAAGGGTGATAAACTCAGAATCGGCTATAAGGATGAAGGTATTATCAAGATACTCAAAAACCTTAATGCCGAGTATGTGACATTCTATTGCACCGACGAAAGCCGGGCAAGCATTGTGCAGCCCACAATCCAGGCCGAGAATGAAGATGCCCTGATGCTGATTATGCCGATGTTGGTTAGTGATGATTATTTTAAAGGAGAGGACTAATTAGGGCTATGAGTAAGGAATATGCAGGTGACAACGCCATCCGTCCCCTTGAAAAACTGATAAATGACTTTTGCCGTAGTAAGGGCTACGACACTAACCAGGTGTTCACAGATTTTCTTGATTACCTGATATGGCTTTTTAATCCCGTAGGCGGTAAAATAGACGGTTGGAAATATAGCAGCGACGAATCTAAGAAATTCTTTGAAATGGCCGGAACCTATTTAAAGATAACGGCACAGCAAACGCAGGAATTAGGTTGGTACGATGCTTTCGGTGATCTGTTTATGGCCTTGCATCCAAGCGGTAACGGAAAAGGGCAGTTTTTCACGCCACCCTCAGTTTGCAATATGGTTGCAGCCTGCAATATGAGGGGTGCAAACCTTGAAGAGTATGAGACCAGAACGCCTTTTGGAAAGCGTATCTGTATCAACGATCCGGCGGCAGGCAGTTCACGATTAATCCTGGCAGGCAATAAGGTATTGTTGGAAATGATGAAAAACGATCTGCATTACGACGATATAAAGATTGCAGCCAACAGGCCATATTTGGTAGCGGAAGATTTGGATTATAATTGTGTGAAAATGTCGGCTATTAACATTATGGTACACGGGTGTTTTGGTGAGGCCGTTTGTCACGACACACTTTGCGAACCCGAAGCCGTCAGAGCAGGCTACATTATCAATGAATCCATGTGGCCGTTTCCTACCAATGTGCCAAGCATCCGAATGGAAATGCGCCCGGAGAGATTTGTTTGCACGTCAAGAATGATCGCTATACGAAAAGCGAAAGAGGCACAGAAAGAAGCCCCGCCGCCACCTGATAAGCAGGAACCGCCCAAGCCCGAACCAACAGAGGCGACAATGAGAAAGAAAAAAGAGTACAAACAACTTGAATTGTGGTAACATGAGAATAATAGAACCCAATAAGGATGC